GCCATTATACGTCTATTTCCATATAAGAAAGGTGAGCATCTATAGCGCCTGCTACTGAGCCTTTTACTTTAACAACATCTGTTGTTTGTACAACTATTTTGCCATCAATAAAAGAAAGTGCAGTATTTGCTGGTATTGGTGTATTTTCACCAATTAAGTTAATCACATCTGAACCAATAGTAACAGTAACTGTAGCGTTACATGTAGCATTACTAGTATTAGAAAGTAACCCACCAATTAGTACTGCAGTCATTGAACTAGGTACTGTATATAATACTTCAGCACTCGTACCTACTGCATCTGCTGAGCTTCTTAAAAATGTATTTGCCATAATTTTATCCTAATGCGATTGCCATTGCGACTGCAGTTCCTGCTGCTTCGCCTTCGGAATCTGCTTGATTTGTCCATTTACTGGAACCTGCATGATATTTGAGTACCTGACCATTAGAAACGGAAGTTATAGTAGTGTCATCTAAGGCTGAAACTGTTCGAGTAGTTAGTTCTAAAATATTAGTACTTGTATCACGAACGTAAAGTTTCTTATCCGCTAGATTAACGGCTATTTCTCCTGTTGAAAGGTCTGATGTATCGGGAACGTTTCCACTAGACGTGGTACGTTTTGGTTTGATTATCTGTGCCATTTGGCGCTCCTTTTATCTGCTATTTAGCGTGAGCTTTGAGGGGTGTATATACACCCCATAAATTTTTATTTAGAATGTTCCACCATCTATTGAAGTAGACCATGTTGGGGCAGTTCCCCCAGAGTTCATTATTAGTATACCGTTTGCTGTTGAGCCTAACTTACTAAGAGTAGTACCACCAGATGCGAACATAATATCACCTGCTGTGAATGAAGCTAAACCAGTACCACCATATCCAACTGCAACTGTAGTACCTTGCCACACACCAGTACCAACTGTACCTAAAGTTGTAATTGTATTTTGTCCTACATACGAGGCGTGAATATCAATTGTATCCGCATTAACTGTAATCCTATTAGCAGTACCTACTGCATCAATAGTATTAGCAGTTTTAGTTAAACCTGCACCTGCTGTAATTTGCCCTGCACCCGAGAATTGAGTGTAAGCTGTAGCAGTTGTTCCTAAAGTAATTGCTCCATCTGTTGTTAATACCCAACCTGAGTCTGAGTTAACTGTACCTTCTTCAACGAAAGTAAATAACCCACTAGTAACTTCAGAACTTGCATCGAAGTCTGTAGCACGAGCTGGTGAAGCAGCTACAACATAAATACCATTTTCTGAACCAGTACTTTGATTTTTTACTAAAACTCTATCACCATTAGCAAGAGTTACTCCGTCAAGAGTGTCTCCATTATTTAGTGCAGTTGCAATAGTTATATTAGCAGTAGTTGCGACTCTACAAGAGTCTTTAACATCTAATCCTTGCTTAGTAGCGTCAACGTAAGCTTTTGTGGCTGCGTCTTGTGCTTGAGTAGGGTCAGTTAAGTTTATAATTTTGCTGCTATCTGCATCAATATCTCCACTACCATGCGGAGAGATTACTAAGTCCCCATTCGTATTTGTTGTTGAAATAGTATTACCATTAACAGACATATTATCTGCTATAAATGAACCACCAGTAACTACACCAGTTGTTGAAATTGCTCCTGCGCCCACATCTATACTTGTAAACCCTGATGTAATTGAACCAGAATCTAAAGCACCTACTGTAGTAGCTGCAGTTGTAACAAGATTTGGCATTGCTGTAATTTCATCATCAAAATAAGCCGATAAGTCAGTTACTGCAACTTGCTTCATTGTACCACCGTCATTCATTATAACAGTATCAGCATCTATAACTCCTACTGAACTAGCAGAAGTATCTCCGTCTAAAATATTAATTTCAGCAGTTGTTACGGTAGCACTAGCAAGTTTATTAAGTTCGGCAGTTGTTACTGTCGCACCATCAAGAATTCCTAATTCTGTGCCATCAACACTAGAACCGCCAATAATAAAGGCAGCACCGGATGTTACGTTACCAGTTGAAGTAATCGCTCCAGAACCAACAGTACCCGCTAAAACAACATTAGCACCCGTAAAGGTTGCTGCAGTAGTTGTACCTGACTTAATGATAAGGTTGCCACTATTACTAGTAAGGCTACCAAAAGTTGCTGAATCATCTTGTAAGAAAACATCACCACCATCCGCATTTAAATGAATATCTGTGGCAGCGTCTAATGTAATTGTAGAACCTGAATCTATTTCTGTTATAACTGGGTTACCACTAAAGGTTTTAACACCGGAAATTGTTTCAGCACCCCCAAGAGTTGCGAAACTCTCACTTTGTAGAGCTGTATTAAATTCGGCTATTGTACCAGTTAGTGTACCTTCACCTAAATCTAAGGTAAGAGTATTACCAGCACTGTCAATTGTTTTATTTGTTAAAGTATCAGTAGTCGCTTTACCAACAAGTGTATCAGAGGCTGCAGGTAAAATAACCGAAACATCTGCTGTTGAAGCAGGTCCAATCAGTCTAACCCTATTTGAGCCGTTATCACTATCTTCGTAAAAGTCTGCGTATCCAGCGCTTGAAGCTCCATTCTTTAATAGAACTCCCGCATTAATAGTTGGAGTAGTTAAAGTTTTACCAGACATGGTTTCAGTACCAGTTAAAGTTGCTATAGTAGCATCTGTTAGCGCAGTATTTAATTGCGCTTTACTCATGGTTACTGTATTAGTTCCTAAACTAATTGATTTATTTGTTAGAGTATCAGTAGTAGCTTTACCAACTAACGTATCTGTAGCCGTAGGTAGAGTTAACGTTAAGTCAGCAGCACCAACATTTGCAGCACCTGTTAGAATAAGTGATTTATTTCCGTTATTAGTACCTTCTCTAAATTGAACTGTACCACCTGCAGTAGCGTTGTTACCTACAATAAGTCCACTAAGTCTATTTGATGAGTCAGTTATTACTCCTGAGGAAGCAGTTAGCGTTCCATGTACATGGTCAAGTAGGTCTGTAAAGTATTTACCGCCAATTACTTCTTGAACATTAGAACCCTCTCCAATATACAGTCTATCGCCGCCGTTTCCTTGAGTACCCGTACCTTGAGTATGTGCTAATTCACCTACTGCGAGGTTAGTTGGCGCGGTAGTACCAGTACTTCTTTTAATTTGAATTGTATTTGCCATTTAAAAATAACCTCCATTTAGGGTTACATCAGCGTACTCTGTAGCCGCCGAGCCTTCTGCTAGTTGTGCAGCAATAACTAGGTTTTCCCAAGTTGTATTTCTGTAAACTTTCAGTAAATTATTTGCTGTATCGTACCATAAGTCACCTTCTTCTAAGTTAGCGTCACTTGACGCGGGCGCAGAAGATCCAGTAAACCTTTGGTCAGCAAGTTGATGCAAAGCATCTTGTATATTCGTTGCGTCAATATCAGTTCCAGCTACGGGATTGATTGCAATCTGACTAGCATCTGCAATAGCTAGCGTATTCGTTGTTACTATAACTTCGTCTGTTGTTACTGTTATAGTATTTCCTGTTGTTTCTGTTACGGTTACTACTACACTCATGATGTTATCCCTGCAGAAACAGTTGCCCTTCCTTGTATCATTCTAGTTACAACACCCGAACTATCTGTAATCTCTACATCATACACATATTCATGCGCGGGATCTAATGCTGCTGTTTGAGCTGCCGATAAAGATATTGTAAAAATACCTTGATTTTGGATTACATAAGCAGTAGACATAGTAACAGGAGCAGTATCATAATAGGATTTTCCTATTTTTGAGGCAAGAGTAAAGCCAGTTAAGTTTTTATCTACCCCTACACTTGAATCAATCGATAATCTTAAACTCCAAGTGGAGCCTTGTTCAATCTGAATATTATATTTTCCTGCAGCCATTTAAAATTCCTTAGTAAAAACCTTGCACATTTCGATATTTACTCCTAATGCGCTTTGTACTTGTTAAAAGGCCTGTTCCAATAAATTTTTTAAGACCATTTCTTATTATGTATATTATATCAAATTTAGACGAAAATGTCAAGAAGTAAATTTTTGATGAGCTTTAAAAATTATATGTTAGTGACAGTATAACTATTAGTTTGTATAGCAGTTCCTGCACTACCAGCGCCCCCTGCTCCGCCTGAACCATCATTACCGCTTCCAGCACCTCCACTAGAGCCCGAATTACCTACAGTGCCTCCAGCGCCCCCGCTTCCTCCAGTAGCATACCCTCTATGATTTCCTGCTTGTGCTCCAACACCTCCACCTCCACTACCTGTTAAGCTACCACTGGAACCACTAACAGAATGACGAGCACATCCAGACCCATCACAAGTTCCATTACGAGCTCCTCCAGTACCATAACTTTGGCCGCCGCCACCGCCGCCTCCACCTGCGTGGTCTTGGTCGGAGAATCGTTGGTCATCAGCTGCACCTCCGCCACCGCCTCCGCCACCGCCTCCACCGAGGATTGAGCCATTATTGTCTAAATTAAAATTGGTTTCAACATAAAGAGCAGTACCTCCCGTACCACCACCTCCGCCTGACCCTGAATTTGGTGCTCCACCACCGCCTCCAGTTCCACCACATCCGTATATATAACCGTTATTAATAACTGTTAGTGTGCCCCCGTACCCACTACCAGTTTTAAAAGCAGGAGTACTAACATTACTAGAATAAATATAAACTCCACTATTAATAGTTATTTCAACATCCATGAATTTATCAATACCAGCTAAAGTATCTAAGTCTACTTGGTCAGTATTAGATGTGAAAGTATAAGACCATACACTACGAAATGCATCTCTCCAACTTCCGCCTTCTTTTATTTGAACTTTTTTAATTCTTTCCCAGGTACCATCTTTTTTAACCCAAATGGATGTTGGGGTTCTTATAGTTCCGCTGTCTTTTACACTAATAGGCATGATATTTTAATATTGATACCAAACATCACCGTTACTTCCGCCTGAAGCAGCTGAAGTACTAACAGTTCTTGAGCCATATCCATTAGCTGTTGTAGCGTCCGCTATATTAACTAATGTGGCTTGTTTAGTGTTTAGTTGTGTTGTAATATCTGAACCGACACCTGTTAAACTAGCTCCACTACCCACAAAAATTGTAGAAGTAAGAGTACCAGTACTAGGGTTATAGGTAAATCCCGAATCACTATCCGCACCTTGTGAACCTGTTGCTGCATCTACAAGTACGGGATAAAAAGTTGCATTTGTGGTATTTCTTGCTGTTACTGTAAAAGTGGCTGCGTTACCTGAAATATCAGAACTTATTGTTGCGGGTAACCGTGCGTCTGCTACTGTTCCTGCATTAAGATTAGTTGCGTCTCTAAAAAAGGAGTCACCTTGATTAGCTGCTCCTAAGTAGTTGGCTACTAAATTGCTTTGTAGTGCATTATTATTTCTAGGCAGGTTGGTTGTACCTGCGTTATTACTAGGGGCGCAACCCACTACTGTTGCTACGTCTATTGCGTATTGACCTGTTGCTACCAAATCTCCCCAACTAGATGCCCCTTTAATTAACCATTTTTTATTGGTTCCGTCCCAGCGTATAGTACCCGTTACGTGGTTACTAGCTAATTCTGTATTATCATCATCATTGAATTGTCTAGCCACGTCTTCATCTCTTCTTCTAATATATATTAATACATCGGAATAAGTAGATGCTAATTTAGGGTCACTGGTTGAAACCCAATCTGCTGCTGTATATGCCATTGTTATTTAAACTCCTGTTGCTTGCCATGTAAATGACCCATCTGCAAAAGTTCCCTCTTGCGCGTCTAATAGGTACACTTTAAAAGTTGTAGGGTTAGCTACATCTGTAAAATCATAAATAGCGGTATTTTGTCTACCACTGCCGTTGTTATTTCCATTTGTAAGGAACTTAGGTGAAACAGTTATACTATTAACATCCGTAAATGTCTTATTAAAAGTAACTGTAGCTCCTGCTGCCCTATTTGCCCATGTAATAGACACATCCCCAGTAGCTTGGTCCCTAACCGTTCCAAGCCCTAAAGATATTTTTTGTTGACTAATCTCTTTGAACCCTTTGTTTGTAGAACCATTATATTCTATCTTTACTTTTACATACCTAAAAGTATTAGCTAATAAAGAGGTGTTGCCTGCTGTTCCTGCTGTCCATCCTGTAAGGTCAGTAATAGTTCTNTCAAAATCAGATTCACTATTAGTATAGTATAAAGTTGGAGTAGTAGTTACTGCTGCTACTGTATCTTCTGCAGTTGTAGTCAAAGTTATAGTAGCGGTATCTATCTCAGTTCCCATGTCCCATCTTTGCCAATAAAGAGCTGTAGCTTCTGGTTTAAAAAAGTAAGCGTATCCTGCTGATACCTGTGCCTGAGGTGTTGCCCAACTATTATTAACATTGAAATGTTGCTCCCAAGTCTCACTAGTATTAATAGGTAGTACTGCCGTAGTGCCACTTTCATCTTCAATATTAGTCCATGTAGCTGAAGATTGTTCTATCCAACTATGTCCATTATTCTCGCAATCAGTTTCATTGTTATATACTCCTCCACTACAGTAACCCGCTGTTAACGCTGGTGTATTGTATTTAGAAAGAACTTCATTTAATACTTCGAAATCTCTAGGTTCACTAACTGCCATCGAAATAGACTGAGGTGTTGAATAATTACCTGCTAAATCTTTAGTTCTTACAAAATACTTGTAAGTTCCAGACGCTGTTTCAAAGAAAGAATAAGTATTTGTAAGACCCACATTAGTAATATAAGTAGCTGTTGTACCGTAATCTGTAACACTACAAGTTCCTGCTGCAGGGCATCTATAAATATCATAACTGTGCAGAGGTAATGAAGTTGCTGTAGGGTCTGACCATCTTAGAATAACATTATTATCAATAACTTGTCCAGTCAAAGAACCTGCAGTAATCTGATTAGGATTTGTTACTGGAACGGATATTCCCACAGGCAAAGATATGTTACCTATAGAATCATAAGCTATTAAATAAATAGTCCTGGAACTTTCTCCAGTCACATTTGTCTGAGTTGGCCCCCAGTTTACTGGAGTAGAATACTTTGATGCAGTACCTCCTTTGGAATTCTTTTCTCCTCCTGTTCTACCTCCGTACGCACTAGTAGAATTAAGTTTACTTGTTGATGCTACCCAGAAAGGTATTTCCCAAAATATTCTAAAACTTGTAATAGGTGCAGTAGTAATTACTGGAAGAGTCCAGGTTACTTCTACAACTCCATTTGAAGATTTTGTAGAATAATCACTAACAGTTAACCCAGTAGGAGCATTAGGACGAGTTACTGTGACATCCTCTATATCAGGTAGGTAATCCCCACCTTCTACTCCACCTGTAGTAGCTATACCCCAGTTTCCTGCTAAATCTACAGGAACTACCCAATATCTTCTAATATCGTCAGAAGCACCTGAGGTTGAAAGTATGACTCCATCATCATTAGAAATAGTAGGCCCCCAATCGACTTCTTGCTTAAACTCTGTAGTTCCTAATTCGGATAAATAAGCTCCTCCTCTATTAGCAAAGGTAGTTGCTGTTTCTCCTGTTGTATGGTCTTGATAAAATACCTTATAATGTGCTATCGGTAATTGAGAAGCACTAATAGTAGGTGCAGTCCAAAATACTCTCGCATCTACTTTTGTTCCTTCATCATTTTGAATAAATTGGTGAGCAACAGCTAGTACCGCAGGAGGATTTATTTGAATTGATTTAGAAATCTCGTTTCCTGACTCATTTCCTATAGAATCTAATGCTTTAACAATAAATGTTCTATAAGATGTAGAAGTGCCTTCTTCCCCAGTTCCCCAGGTTACGGGGAATGTTATTGTGTTCGCAGGGTTAAATACTCCTTCGGTAGTACCGTGTCCTGTTGCTACCGCACCACTCCAACTAGTACTAGAATTACCTGTTTGGTATTTAACTTGGTAACTAGCGATATCAAATTGACTATTTGCTGGAGAAGGCCAAGTTATTGTCAAATGTCCATCTTCAATTGTATGAGATATAGTTTGTGAAGCCCAACTTGCTGCTGCTATAGTTACTGTACGAGAAGTCGCATTAGTAGAATAAATACCTGAAGTATCTACTGCTTTAATAAGAAAAGTCATTCCTCCTAAAGAAATGGTGTCTGCAGTATATAACCAATTATTATTCTTTCCTCTAAATACTTCCGTATTACTAGATAGTGTAGTCTCCCATCCTCCACCACTTGGTGCTTTTTGAATTACATATTCTTTAAAGTCTACATCTGTTATATCTGGCCAACTAAAATATATAGCATTAGCACTAGGTCTAATTACGGGAACGTTAAAAACCACATCTGAAGGTGGCGCTACTTTTCCTAGTAGCGTAGCCGACTTAGTGACAAATCTTGAAAATATATTAGCCATTAGTATATCCTCCTAGTTTTTGCTCGAAACTCTAGAGTTCCTGCTGGTGCATCTTCAATAACCATACTTGTAGCAGTTGTTTCCCCTAGCGAATACCAATTAGATATTGGGTCAGTTCTGCGCCATTCAACATAATAGCTCGCAGTATAAGGGTATAAAACAGTCGTACCTGCATTTACTGGAGCAGTCCAACTAAATGTTGCCCTGTTCTTAAGTGTGTTTCTAGAATCTAAGTATAATTCTTCCGATATTGCTAAGTTACCTGGTTCTGGAACCTTTTCTGATGGGTCAGGTAAACTACTAGTAGATTTAGCTGAAAATGCTATATCTTCTTCAATTAAGTTAAATTTAGCAACATGGTATTTTAATGCACTTATTTCTACCATATTCGCCTCGGACTCCCTTAGTGATAAAACTCTAAAATCTTGAGCTTCTACATTACCCATTTCTTCCAAAATCCACATAAATTGAGGGGTAGGAGTATTAGTAAAACTATCGTCAAAACTTATTTGAGTAAGAGTTGTTGAAGCAGCATCCCACGTCCCATCTTCTGATATAGCTCTAGTTTCTACCCAAGTAAAAGGTTTCCATTCATTGTCTACATGTTCATTTAAACAAGCTTCTTGTCCAGTAATTTGATAAGTGTAAGATTCACCACTAGCCATTATGTCACTACTTAAAGTTAATTGAGTTGTACTATCAACAGCAGTAACTGTTGCAGTGCCTGCCGCAGAATCCGTAATAGTAGTACCTAAAAGACTATCGACAAAATATTGACTAGTATCTATAAGCTTATTAGCTGCTGCACTAGTAGTAGTACTAGTTATTGTTGTTCTTTTTATACCATTACGTACACAAGCTGCTTCTGCGTTAATTAAAGCTAGATTGTATACGGGCCCATCTGTCCAAGTAGCAGATGCAGCTTCACAAGTTGCTTTAGTAGTATATGAAACATTACTACAAGTACCCCCAGTCACTGGGGTAGAAGAATCTAATTTAATAAGACTAGTAGTACTACCCGCTGCAACTCTTCCCCCGTATCTAACTCCTGCTCTAGAAGGGTCTGCTACTTTTATCAAATCTCCAGGACGAACTCCTGCTCCTTCCATACCTGTCTTAAAAGTTATAGTTTCAGTTTCATACTTTTCAGTGTATAAAAGCCACTTACCTATTCTACGTGCTTGAGATTGGGAAGTACACCCTACTGCTCTCACACTTTTTGAAAAAATTTGGTTACCAGCAGTAACAATTCCTGCTGCATCTTCTACATACTCTACATTTTGTTTGTATAAATCTTCTGGGTTATTCCAAGTAACTAAAGCTACATTATGTCTTTGTTTGCGAGAAGTTCCTTCATAAGTAAAATTACCGTCAATTACGTTAGCCTCACTAAAATTCATTATTGGGTCTTTTGGAGCATCTTGAACCGCTGTTATCATACCCTGCTGCCAATATAACATACCTCTAAAAGTAGAGGCTATATCACTAACAACTTTATATGCTTCTTCCGCAGACTGTAAATATAAATTACAAGTAAATCGAGCCTCCTTGTTACCCCAACCATCGTCAACTCCTATAAAGTTCCCCTGGTTATTTACAGCATCACAATACTTAGCTATTTCATATAATGCCCATTTATCTATTTGATTAGAAGATAGCCATCTTCCTAACCCATATCTATTTTCTGTAGCTAAGTCATATAGTATCCAGGCAGGGTTACAAGTCCACTCAGTATCAAATGTACCGTCCCAAGTTCCATCATATAAATTTGTATTAACTAAAGTACCGGTCCATGTTCCTCCCGCTGCCTCACATGTATCTTTTCTTCTGTATCCCCCTAAAGAACAATGTCCGGGGTCATAAGCAGTATAGTTACTAGGTACTTTTACCTTTACTCCCTTAATCTCGTAACCTCTTGAAGGTATACTATCAAATTGTCTAGAATCTATTTGTGTAGCTATTAAAGCACTATTAGGGTACGTTAACCTATTATCAATTACTTGAGTATACGAACCAAAATATAAATTATTAGTTACCTTAGAACTAGATGGGTCGCCAGTAGTCCTTTCCACTTTTATAGAAATTGTACTAAATCCAGCAGACTTCCATGCAGCAGGTATATCTAGTCTATAAGACCTTTCATACTTAGTAGTAGTTTTACCACTAATAGAATGACTTTTTGCTTCATACCAACTGTCACTATCCTTTTTTAAATATATTTTGTAACTTACAGAAGAGCCGTGTAAAGTACTTTCATCATTATTTATATCTGTTAAAGCATTAACATATAGTGTTACTCTAACTGCATCTACTATACTAGAAGTAAAAGTACGTATTATAGGACCTGGTGATCCATTCTTTACTTCTACATTAATTTCAGTAGTATTCTGTGTTCCCTCAAATCCAGGGATAGAAGTTTGAGAGTTTGTTCCCTCTCTTGTAGTGTAAGAAAAGTCATCATAATTATAAGTACCACTTGCGTCTTGTAAAGGAGTTTGGTCTACAAAAATAGATTTTGCTCCATTAATTAATCCAACAATTTCACCTTCAGATACTAAATCAATTACTCTAGCTTTAGAAGCCGAAAATAAAGTGTTATCGTCTTCCTTTGGGGCGCTACTTCCCCCGCCGCCTCCTTTACCGCCGCCTGAACCTCTAATCCATTCACTTTCGCTCATTAGTAATCTTCCGCTTTCATTCCTGCACTAATTACGGCTCCACCAACCATAACTTGTCCGTAACATAATGGGATTGCAACCCCTTGTTTACTAGTATTTAATACACCATTAAAACTATAATTCTCATTTTCTTCAGCAGCAGGTTCTGGAGTAGGAGCTAGTAATTGTGCTATGCCTCCATATAGTAAGCCGGCTCCCAGTTTCATAGCTAATCCAGATACTGTGGTACCTAAAGCGGAGCCTCCCGATACTACCATTTGTCCAACCGCTCCTGGAGCCATTGCACTTGACATTCCTAGAGCCGCTCCTCCCTGAGCTGCTACTCCAGCTAACCAAGGAGCTGCTACCATTAAACCTATTCCTAGTATTACTTTGCCTAAACCACCCTTCTTTGCTCCAAGTACGACAGGTACGATTTTTATCTCTTGTTTACCTGTAGGGTCATAAATTTCTTCTTGTTTTTCTAAGTAGGTCTTACCAACCATTACTTTGTAGCCTACACCTCTTTCATGGGATGTGCTTACAAATTGTCTAAAGCCAGGGTTATT